CACTAGCCTCTCAATAACAGACATTATTAAAGTGCAGCGCGTCAGGGAAAATACGGTTGGTGACAACAGGACAGAGACTGAGCACTATCAAGTTACAGCCATCAGCCACGCGACGGATGGGATCACAACCATTTCTGCCATGCATTTCCCTCTAGACAGCTCAAATGTGGCAAAAATCAGCGATGAAGTCATCAACGGCAGCTTCAAGGTCAACTAATGGCTACCTTCCCCGCTCTTACTCCGAATTCAAGGTCGCTTACATTAGGCGACTTTCCTGGGGCACGCCATGAAGGTGTGTCCGGTGTTGGGGTTAGCTTTCTGTTTAGTAATACCGACCTTGTTGGACAGTTTCTAAAACTGAATTATTTATCCATAACCGAGGAGCAACAAACATCAATCACTGATCATTTTGTAGGCCAAGAGGGTGGCGCCATTCCTTTCGACCTTCCAAGTGCGGTTTGGTCCGGTTACTCAACAGTGCCGGTTAGCTCTTCAGATTATCAATGGAGATACCAAGCCCCATTGCAGGTCGAACCGGGCGGGACAACCGGGCGGTTTAATGTCACCGTAGAGCTGGTTGCTGTTCCCACTTAACGATGGCAAGCATTTTCCCTTCAATATCGCCTAGTGTTCGCGTTTATTCCAGCGGCGGATTTGTAACGGCTAACCAGTCTGCTGCGGATGGCTCTTACAACGCTTTTCGTAGGGGGAGTAGACAGGTAGGGCAAACACTTCAGCTTAAGTTTTCATATTTGACTGAAGAAAATATGAACACAATAAAGGCTCATTATTTAGAAAGAAAAGGCTCGTTTGACTTTTTCCTAGCCTCTGCATCCCTCTGGGGTGACTACGCCGACAACCCCCCGGTGCCTTTACTCGGCAATACGGCTTGGCGCTTTG